AAGCCAAGTCAAGCAGGCGCCGTCATAAACGCGCGGCAAGCTTGGTAGCTGGTTCAACAGGTCACGCTCAGACGCAACGCCGACCGTAGTGATTGGCAATGTGAGCAATGGCCGAGCAAGTACAAGTGCACCTGTTCCCGCGCCAGATGCCGCCGAGAAAGTAATCGTTTGCACTGACTGAATACCGCGATCACCAGAGGCCAATGGAAGGAATGGGCCATAGTTGTTGGCCGCCGAGCCTGAATGAGAGACGTGGGGAGTAATTGCCGAGGCTGTCATTGAAACCGTGACAGGCAATGTGCGCCCTGCTGTTGCCGCTTGATTGGTGTACGAAAGCGACAAGCTGTGAGCGGTTGCGCCCGATGTTGTAACTGATACGAAGTAAGCTCGAACGCCTTCACCGTTTGAGTAGCGAAGCGTCGGCGTTCCCGTAAGTGTCTGCGCCGACAGTGTGTTAGTACTAATGCCTGGATAATACCCCTGCATATCCACGAGCATTAAAACACCTGGCACTGCGGTAGCAACACCAGAAACCGCCGAGACGTTCATGACGTGCTTAGTGTCGGTTGATACTGCGCCACCGTTTTGAATCCCAAAGATTTGCGTTCCGTTTCCGGTTGTCTCATCGCATGAGCGCCAAGCAAGTGCGGTTCCTGCCCATGCGTTAGCAGTTGGAAAGCCGTTAAGGGCAGACATGTCATACCAGCGATTGGCTGTAAAAGCGGCCCCTCCGGTAATCTTGTTCAGGTCTTGCCGGATAAACTTACCCGAAGTGATTTCAGAAACGATGTCATCCATTGAGGTAAAGGCCATAAAAAGCTCCTAGAGGCTTGGGTCGGCTATTATGTAGCTGGCCCCTATGTTGTATTTGTCATTCAGATACCAGGCTACCTTATCTTTATCGGCGTCGGATAGGTCAGAGGAATACATCATAACCTCGGCCACTGTAATCCCGGCCGTTACTGCGCCATCGAAGTAAGCAAAGAGCCCGTTTTGCGTTCCTGTGCTAGTTGCAAAGGTCGTTGAGTTGAAGGCATTGGTATCTGTAAATCTTTGCGCGTTATTCAGGTAATACTTAAGCCGGTCTGCGCCGATGTTAACAATCATGCTAATCATCTCGAAGTTGTCTTCTACAAATGCCACCGAGTCGGCTTGCTCGAAGAATGTGTCAACGAAGTCAGAGCGCCCACCCACTCGCAATAGATCATTTGGTGGAATGTCGTGATATACCAGAGACGCGGAGGCATCAATTGAAAGATCAATCAATGGGTCAAGCGTTCCGGAGTTGTTTCTTCTCAAGACAACAATCATTTCCATGGCCGACTTACCAGCGAGTGAAAGCGTGAGCGCGGTCGTTAATTGCAGCCAGTCATCAACGCCGTCAAATGTTACTGTCGGCTTTGAGTTTAATCCCGTGGCGCTATAAGAGGGGGCCCCTTGAACCGTAGGGTTTCGTGAGTTTCCAGAATGCAACAAGTCATCACTTAGAAACATCTTCGCAGGTGCGGCCGGAATACCACAAACAGCAGGAACTCCGCAGGGCCATCTCTATCCCTCGGCGTGGATTTATCCGCAAAAGGCCGGGAGTCTTTCGGCGTTCAATACAATCTTGGGCACGTCAGAAATGGCAGGCTCGGGCGCGCTTGGTCGCGCATTGATTGCAGCGCTTGATGGCGCTGGAATCCTAACGGCCAATGGGCAGTTAGTTGTTTCAGCACTTGCTGACCTTGCGGGGCAGGGCCTTCTCTCTGGTAACGTGGTCGCAGTTCTAAATGCTGCATCGGATTTAGTCGGCGTTGGTGATTTTGTGGGCGCAATTGGTGCGATTTCTGACGCCATTGCAGCACTCACAGGTGTTGGCACATTAACATCCACACCTCGCGCTGATGGTGCGCTAGATGCCGACATTACTCCATTTACAGAGCTTTCTCCCCAATCACTCGCAAGCGCAGTGTGGGCCTCAACGGTATCAGGCAATACAACGACAGGAAGCATGGGTGAATTACTGCTAGACGCTGGCGGAGGTTCTAGCCCAAGCGTTATTGCTGCTGCTGTATGGGCCGAACTATTAGCAGCGAATCAGGATGCTGGCTCATTTGGTGAAGCTGTCCTACTGCTACAAGAAGAACTGGATAAACGACTCAAAACAACTACATTCGTGGCGCTCAAATGATTCTAGTATCTCGCTTTAGGAAGTGGGATTATGGACCTAAGTTTGTCGCTTACTACTACAGCTACTCAGAGTTAATAAGGGATATTGAGAATGGTAACCTATCCTTCACTTGAGTTTAAGAGCAGCAAAGAGCGCGAGGAGTTTAAGGAAATCTATCCTCGCTTGCAATTTATCCTAGAGGATATGTCTCGATGGGTTACTGCGCATGGTTATAGATTTATTATCACTGACTTGCTTTCTGACGCTTATGACGATCTTAGGCTGGGCCGTGTTTCTACCTCTCATAAAGAGGGAAGAGCAGCGGATGTTTCAATTAAGGGATGGCCGGAAGACTTCCAGAAGAAATTTGAGCTATTTTTTGAAAGCGCCTATTCAAACGATGGGGCATGGTCAAAGCGTACCGGAGAAATTAACCTAATAGAAATTCACAACAGCGGATTTGGCGCACACTGTCACATCCAAGTAAGGCGCAAATGAATAGAATCCTTTTCGGCGAAAGCGGCACTCTTACCGACCTCACTAACGACCTTGCGAGTTATCCGACAGGTACGGCCGTAATCCCATCCGAAAGCGGCTCTTTTTACATTGGCGCAAGAAACCCTTTCAACAACATCTATTTTAAGTTGCTGGTTCCAAGCACAGAAACAGTTGCCATGAGCGTTCAATATTGGGCGGACTCAGACTGGGTTGACGTGGTTGATCTGGCCGATGGCACAGCAGGACTTACTCAGTCGGGAATGATTAACTTCACGCCAGACAGAGAAGACCGCTGGGAGATGGAGTCAACTAACTACGAGGGCGAGACAATCCCCGACCTCTCCACTGTCACAATTTACGACCGCTATTGGCTTAAGATTAATTTTGACGGGCCACTCTCACCGACAACCTCTCTCTTATGGGTTGGCCATAAGTTTTCAAACGATGCAGACTTAGCCGCTGAGTTTCCAGACCTTGATCGCTCAAACGTAAAGACATCTTTTAAGGCCGGAAAAACCGACTGGGAAGAGCAGCACGTCATGGCCGCAGAGGTTATGATTACTGACCTCACCGATAAGGGAATTATAGCTGGGCCCGGTGGAATCATTGACTGGACGGAGTATCGTGGCGCAGCAGTTCAAAAGTGCGCTGAAATCATCTTTCGCTCTTTCGGAGATGATTACCTCGACCGGGCAAAAGAAGCTCGGGAGGAATACCTTCGCCGCATTGATAAGCGCAAACCTGTAGTTGATAGAAACAACAACGCCACGGAAGACGCATTTGAGCAGAAATTCTCGACGGGATGGGTTTCTCGATGAGTCGCCAGTCAGTCGCTTACGATGCGATTCTGGCCGCGCTAGAGTTAGAATTTCCCGCCGCTGATGGCTGGACGAGAATACCTTACCCCTATGATCTTCTAAAGAATGACGACAACTTTCTCCGCAAGGGCTATGGCGTAAAGGTAGGGCCAGCTAATCGTGTTGATTTAGAGTGGTGCAATCTTGCGTTTACTCGCACCGTCTCCGTTGTTTTCTCTCGGGAGTCATTCAATACTGGCTCGAACGTCACTCTAGGGGATGACATAGCTAAGGACTTGCTGGAAGATATTTACAAGGTGCAAGACCGCTTTAATCAGCAAGACCAGCTTTTAGTTGAGGCCAGCATCGTAAAAATTGACCCGACAAGCTCCAGTGGAGTGGAGTCGGTTGATGGCGAGAAGGTTACTTTTTTAAGCATGGAAGCATCGTTTGATTTTACAATTCAGGAATCTATTTAAGGCATGAAAGTATTTATCCCAATTAAGAAAGCCGGAAAAGTCTTTGTGTCAAAGATGGATTTTGCTGATTATGTTGCGCTCAAAGTTTACAGCAAGCGGCCATGGATTTACTGGGGCGGTAATCGCATTGAAAGGCAGCCTTATGTTATTAATAAAAAATCTATGGCTATCCATAGGCTAGTGGCCTGCCCGCCTCCGGGTTTTATTGTGGACCATATTGACGGAAACACACTGAATAACACGCGGCAAAACCTTAGAGCCTGCACTTATTCTCAAAATTCTGCCAATGCAGTGAAGAAAAAATTCAAAACGGGAAAGCCGACATCTGATTACAAGGGTGTTTTTTACAATAAACAAAACAACAATTGGCGATGCCGAATTCAATTGCATGGCGCTGTTAAGGAAGTTGGCTCTTTCAAAAACGAAAGAGACGCGGCCGAAGCATATAACAGAGCAGCCGTTGAGCTATTTGGCGAATTCGCAAAATTAAACGATCTAGGAGAAAAATCATGGCCTCTGTAGGTATTGCTCGCAACTCAGTATTCGCACTTGTCCCCGAAGTAACAGAGGGAACGCCAGTAGCGCCAAGCTCGGCAGACCAATTTGTTCCACTTCGCTCTGGGTTCACAATGGAATACGCAGTGGAAACTCTCGAAAACGAGGAGCTTCTCGCCGACATTGGCGCAGCAAAACCAAACAAAGGTAAAGAATCAGTAAACGGCGAACACACCGCCTATCTAAAAGCTTCTGGGACGCCAGGGACGGCCCCCGAGCTTGATATCATGTATCAGTCAGTGCTTGGCGGTAAATCCGTTGCCTCTACTGAATACAACACTGTCGCCGCATCAACGACAGCCATCGTTAAGGTAGACACTGGCGAGGGCTCAACCTTTGAACAGGGCGAGGCTTTGCTAGTTAAAAATGGCGCGGGTTACGAAATCCGCAACATTGCATCAATCGCAACAAACGATCTTTCCGTTAACTTCCTTTTGAGCAACGCACCGGGCACTGGCGTAGACCTTGGTCGTGCAGTTCTTTACAAGCCAGGCAGCACATTCCCATCATTCACCGCATGGCTTTATAACGGTAACGGCCACGCAGTTGAGATGGCGTCAGGCGACCAACTCACTGAGCTTTCTTTAGAGTTCAATGTGAACGAGTACGCCTCGGCATCATTCAGCTATCAGGGTATTAAGTACCACTTTAACCCAATTGAAATTACCGCATCAACGGACACAATTGACTGGACTGATGACGACGGCACTTGGCAGGCCACTGTAGAGAATAAAATCTTCCGCACTCCTCAAGAACTTGCCACTGCATTGCAAGACGCAATGAACGCGCAAACTACAGAGACGATCACTGTCAGTTACTCAAACGTCACTGGCCGCTTTACTATCGCAGCTACAGGGGCGGTTCTTTCATTGCTCTGGAATACCGGCGCAGGTACAGCGCAATCTATCGGCACAAAGCTAGGGTTCTCTGTTGCGGCAGACGACACGGGCTCTTTGACCTACTCATCAGACAACGCTCAATCATACGCTGCACCCTATACTCCAAGCTACGACGCGGTAGACCCTATCGTGGTTAAGGATGCGGAGCTATTGATCGGGACACAATCTGAAAACATTTGCGTGTGTGCTCGTACCGTAACGGTCACAATCGCTAAGGAAGTAACCGACGCTGACTGCATCTGTGAAGAAACAGGAACCAAGGAAAAGGTAGCAACTTCTCGCGCCGTAACCCTTGAGGCTGAGTTCTTCCTGAATAAGTACGATGTGCAGATGGTTGATCAGTTGATTAACAACACAACTATTAGCGCAATGCTCAACGTCGGTCCCAAGTCTGGTGGCAACTGGATTCCAGGCAAGTGTGTGAACGTCTACCTTAAGAACGCGGCCATCACGTCATTCTCTCGCACAGGTGACGAGTTCATTTTGGGCAGCGTAACCATTACGGGCTTTGTTTCTTCTGATTCGACAGCAGGCAGGGACTTGTATTTGAACTTCGTTTAGGGCTAATCTTTTAAGAAAAAAGGAAAGCCCATGAATGAAATTGAAACGCCTCGCGGAGTTTTGAAATACCGGAATCCGAACGTGTTCGAGAATCATGAGTTCCTGCGCTCTGCGCGGGAGTTCTTTGCTAATGACGACGCTATCGGTGCAAAGATTTCCATCATGAAATCCATGGGCCCACTCGTTGACGTGTCTGGGCTCGAAGGCGTTAATTCTTACCAGGAGCTTTGCGAGCTTGGCGAAGAGATGACCTACCCGCTTACCAAAATTGCCGACTCCATTTTGGAGAAAGTAACGCAGGCCTTTAAAAAAAAGACCTCATTAGAGACGCCGTTGACGTCGCCCAAAAAGGCATTAAAAGGGAAGAGTTAGCTGGTATTATCAAGGACAGCGAAAAGCTCGACTTGATTTTTGAAACTGTTGAAGATGTGTATTCGTTCTTTGATTTTAAGAGAGTAATGGCGCTTGGGGTTGTGGTTCCTTTTGACGCAATCCCATTTGATAAGTTGATGCTCTATGGATGGATTAGCGAGGCAATGAATGGCCGATAGTATTATTTTTGATATTAAAGGCAACGATGGTTTAAGTCCTATCCTGGACAAAAACCAACGTAAGGCCGACTCGCTACGGCAAACGCTTTCAATTGCTGGCGGTGCATTCATCGCTGGTGCTGCCATCAAGGGCTTTGAGCTTCTCGGTGATGCCATTTCATCAGCTATTGGCATTGCAGAAGACTCCATTCGGGCATCCGCTGAGCAGGAACAGGCAACCCAAAACCTAAATACTGCGCTTGCTTTGACTGGGCAGTTCTCAAAAGAGTCAAGCAAGCAAATCCAAGACCTCGCTAGTGAGATTCAAAACCTCACCACACTAGAAGATGATGCGGTTCTCGGTGCTGCGGCCCTGATTCAGAACCTCGGAAAGCTTTCGGTTGATGGGCTAGATCGTGCAACTCGTGCGGCAGTCGATCTTTCTGCTGCCCTTGGAATTGACCTAGCCTCTGCTGCAACGCTCGTGGGTAAAGCGGCCAATGGTAACGTAGGGGCTTTTGCTCGCTACGGCATCGAAGTGGTTAAGGGTCGCAATGAAACAGAGACTTTTGCCAACACTTTAACCAAGCTAGAAACGGCTTTCGGTGGAGCGGCGGCTGCCCAGGCGAGAACATTTGGCGGCTCACTTACTCAGCTTAAAAACGCCGTTGGCGAGGCCAAGGAAAGCATTGGTGACGTCATCACGCAAAACCCTGCCGTGATAGCTGCATTTAAAACAGCGCAAGCGGTTGTGGTTGATCTTGCAAATTCATTCAAAACATCATTTGGCGGTGATACATCCGAACAAGTGGCCGGATTCTTCCGCGCAACACTCGACGGGGTTAATGCTCTAGTGCTTGTTGCTGATTCAATTGGGCGAGCATTTGACGCATCCATTAATCTTGCCCTCGGCTCGATTCGCATTCTTGCGCTTGGCATTGTTACGCCAGTGGCGGGGGTGCTTGAGTTAATCGCGGCGGTTCCAGGTATAGGCAATGCTTTTAAAGGTGCAGCAGACGCGGCCACTGCCGAAGTGCTTAGGCTTTCGGAGGCAGTTGATTCAAACATCAAGGGCCTAAATGACTCCGTAAGTGGCGACACCTTCTTAAGCGGTCTTTCTTTGGGCATCGCGGAAGCTCGCACGAACTTTGATGTGTTCTTCAATGAAATCAAAAATGCACCGCCGATTGTTTCTAAAGTTTCCGTCCAGGGCCCAACCGAAGAAGAAACACTAGAAGTCATTAACCAGCGCAAGGCATTGGCCGCAGAAATTGCCGCGCTTGATGCTCAACTAGCGCTCGACGCTCAGGCGCAAGAAGAACAGCTAAGAATTGCAGAGCAAGAGGCGCGCGGAATTAACCAGGAGCAGGAGATTCTTGATCTGGTGGCATTCCAAGAAAGAAAGAACGTCATCGAGTACGAAGCTCAATTAGCTAAAAACGAAATCACGCTGACTGGCGAAGCGAAGCGATTGGCAGACCTTAAGGCCCTACAAGAACTTCAACTAAAGAACGGCGCCCTTAATGCTAAGAAGCAAGTTGACCAGCAAAAGCTTTTGGCCTCAGAAGAAAGAGCGGTTTTCTCAGCAAGGATATCAGCATTTCAAGGTTTCGCATCGCTTGGATTAGCACTTACAAAGCAAGGCTCCCGCGAAGCTAAAGCGATCTCGACCGCTCAAGCACTCGTGTCAACTTACGCAGGTGCGGCGCAAGTGTTGGGTGACCCAAAAATCCCAGTCCTAGCTAAACCCGCTTTCGTTGCTGGCATTATTGCTCAGGGCCTTGCCCAAGTTGCAAACATCAATAAGCAATCTTTCGCCTCGGGCGGTATCGTCGGTGGAGAGTTCTCTGGCGCTTCAATGGGCCAGGATAATGTCCAGATTACAGCGCGCAAAGATGAGATGTTTTTGAACGCACAACAACAGAAAAACCTCTTCGAGATGATTAACAATGGCGGCATGGGTGGCGGCCCGATCATTGTGCAGGTAGACGGAAGAGAGATAGCACGCGCTGTTAGAACTCAAAAAGAAATGGGCTTTGCTATATGACGATTAAATTCTACTCAGACAATCTCGTAGACCAGGCCACAATAACTGCGACAACAGAGAACGCTCTTTTCCCAAAGAGTAATATCCTGGACCCGCGCAGGACAAAGGTTTACCGCTCGACGACCAACTCCGACGAAGTGGTTTTTGATTTTCAAGAAACCTCGGAGATTGATTCTGTTTTCATTGTTGATAACCCCAAGGATGGCTTTGGTATTTCATCGCTGGCCATTAATCTAAACGCCACAAACTCATGGGGCGCACCAGCTTACTCAGACACTGTTTCATTCTCGGATACGTTTGGGCTTGGCTTTAAAGAGTTCATCACTCAAAGCTATCGCTTTGCACAATTAGAGCTAACGTCTTCACTTGCTTACTGTGAGCTTTCAAATCTTTTCATTGGTAAGAAGATCGACATGCTCAACGATAAGTCGATTAATTACGGCTGGACCTACGCGTCAAAAGATAACTCTCGCGTAACAGAGAACCGCTACGGTCAAAGATTTAGCGATGTAATCAACCGCCAGAAACAGCTTAACATCTCATTCTCGAATCTGAACAAAGACCAGCTAGACCAAATCTATGCGCTTTACGATGACAAGGGCATCACCAAGCCTTTCTTCGTGCGCATCGGATGTGATGAGATGACCAACGACCTGCGCCGATATTCAGGCATGGTTTACCTTACGGCCGTGCCCCAGATCACAAACCGCTTCTTTAACAACTACGCACTCTCAATGTCCCTCGAAGAGGCCATGTGACTACGCTCGTTTGCCAAACCCTCGACGCCCCACTCGTTCAAGGAATTCGCCTCTCGCAGGATGTTCGTTATTGCATTGGCTCAATCGCGCCATACCTATACATGCACAATGCTCCGGCCGGCACATTCACACTTGCAATTAAGCGCGGAAGCGAGACGGCATTTTCTGCCTCATTTACAAGCGCAGACATTAAGACATCGCTAGCAACCGCAAATAATTTCGCTCATGTTTTCTTTCCTATCGTGCCAAGCCAGCCATTCCACCTGGACCGTGGCACTTACTCGGTCGAGTTAAGCGCGACGGGATACACAGCCACAGACGCATCATTTCTTGGCTGGATTCAGCAGCACGAAGACCTCAACAACATTCTCGATTATGTGCCTAGCGGAGACGATCAAAACCCACTAGCATTAAGGCTAAAGAGAATAAGGAACTACTAAATGACGCGCATTGTCTCGTTTTCCGATGGATTCACTAGCGCAAGCGCGCCGGACCTCGCTGGCTCATCGCCTGAAAATTATCCACTGCTTAACAATCAATCATCCTTTGTAAACATCACGGGTCTTGATTTTGACGAGTCTTTGGTAACTACAGCATTTATTCAGCTTGAGATTGAACGAAGCGACGCAACCCCCGCTCTTTATCGCCAGTCTGTCTCTCTCATTGCTTCTTACGATGGCTCGGCTTGGTTACTTGAGGCGGGTTCTTATATTGGGGACCCAATGCTGGCCGATTTAATTTCGGGCGTTAGTGATGTGCAGCTTCAAATGAGTGGCGGGCAAGTGCAATACAAGTCCGGCAACATGCTGGGCGGCTCTTACTCAGGCACGTTTAAATTCTCAATCACCAGGATTTCCGCATGAAGTTTCTAGTCGTTCTTTTCTTTGTGTTGTTTGTTGATCTAGTTATGGCCCAGCAGACCGTCGATAAAATCAAAGTGAATAACCTTAACCTTCCAAGTGAATCAGCATCCTCTGCGCTTCTTATTAATGGGAGCAAGCAAGTAAAAGCAAGCGCAAGCGTATCAAGCACCGAGCTTGAATATCTCGACGGCGTTTCATCAGCAATTCAAACGCAGCTAAATGCTAAGGCTGCTGACTCAGACGTAATGAAATTAACAACAGATCAAAGTGCGTCAGGCGTTAAAACATTCACCGGAAAGACCGTAGCAAGCTCAACGTCTAACGGCTTTCGCCCGTGTCCTGTTATGACTCAGGGACAGCGCGACCTAACCTCTCCGGCTAGCGGTGATTGTGTTTACAACTCAACAAATAATAAGTGGAACATTTACAACGGCACAGCATGGAAAGAAGCAGGCGGCGGCGCAGGCGGAACTCGCTTACAGCTTATGTCGGACCCATCATTTGAGGATGGCGTAACTGAGGGGACATGCACAGGATGCACAGCCACGAGTGAAACGTCTGTTGTTCTTGTGACTCCAACAAATGAGAAGTCGGGCAAGGCCGCTTTCTCTGCTTCGGCTGGTGACTACAAAGTGACCAAAACAACCTCGTCACAATTTGCTAGCGCGCAGGGTTATGTGCGTTGCCAGATCAAAACAAATCAAAGTGGAGTTGAGTTTAAAGCCTATGTTGACGGCGTGAATAATGACAACGCGCAAGATACCGTCGACGTAATTGGTGACTCTGTTTGGCGTCCCTATGAAATTGCAATTGTTCATGGCTCAACCTCTGCTGGCTGGGCCATTGATGCTGATTCATCTATTACTGGTGACATTTACTTTGATGAGTGTGCAGTGGTTGTTGGGGAAGTTGGCCTAGATGTGGCGCAGGCGCAGCTTGCTGTTTCAGGATATTTTGCCGGAACGGCAGCATCAAACCTATCAAGAACCAGCGCAACGCTTGGGGCATTCACAACGGTAACTGCATTTCCTGCACCTACTTATGCAATAAACGATTGGGGATGCGCAACCACTGACGCAAATAAGTTCGCAGTTACTTGCGACAGGGTGCCTCCCGGTAAAGTCGTGTTCACTGTAATTACAACGCTTTTTAATAGCGCCTCAACAAATAGTCGTGCGGCTATTTTTGATGGAACCACACAATCAACCGGACACTCCACCAATGGTGGCTCAGGAACCGGGAACCTTTATCCTGTTACTATTAAGGGCGAGTTTGTTTATACGTCACAAGGCTCTAGGACATTTGAACCTTATGTGTCTTCTGGGTCAGGGTCCGTTACCTTGAGTTCGGATGATTTATCCGGAGGCAACCCGCGATTCTGGATTGAATACTACCCACCGGCAGCTAAGATTTATTCTCAGGCGTGTAATGATCTTAGGGCTTGTGAAAACACATTTACCGCAAAATTAAGCTCTACGGGCGTTGTTAGCGCAGAAAACTTAGACTGGATTAATGGAAACTGTGTGCAGGCAACTGGTCTAAAGACTTGCACGCTTAACACATCAGCACTCGGGCTAACCACTGGTATGGTTTGCACCTACACCGCAAACGCGAGCACTCATATTCCAATTGTTCAGACATCGAACTCAACCACGGTTGCAGTAGAAAACGCCAACACCGCTGGCGTAACGACCGCAGGAGCGGGCGAGTTGAGATGCACTAAAGCTCCGCCAGACTACAAAGACAAAAACCAAATCACCGGCACCTTTGCTAACGTGGTTACTGCGCCAGGCATCTCGAAGCCGAAGACTTGTTACGTCCAAGCAGGAGGGGCTACCGCAGGAACAGCTTGTAGTGCGGGAACATGTACCGAGTATTTTGATAACTGTGGCACCGCCACCACTACTTTTTCAAGTACGGGCATATACCAAATGGTCTTTAGCGCGGGGACATTTGCAGCATCTTCATATGCCATACCGAAAGCATCAAACGGCAATGCAGGGCATGGATGCTTCCCTTATGTTTCAGGATGGAGGTCGGGTTCCGACGGGAGTCTCACGGTAGACATGAGGTGCTCTATCACTTCTGGTGGGTCTGACGGAACATTAACCAATACATTCTTCACTGTTGAAGTGGACGGCCAGGCACCATAGGAGCATAGACCATGAGCTTCTTAGAAGAATCGAGAAAGCCCCGCTCGGAGAAGGTTCTTCTTTGCTCTATTGTTGCGGCCGAACGCGCCAAAGTATTTACCCTTGATTCAGGAAGCACCTATGTCAAAAGCGTTGGTTTTTTTGTTGATTCGGTTGCCGATGGTGTTACTAACCTTGCCGCTGGCTCTCTTCCTCTTTCTACTGGTCAGTATTTCTATGATGCAGAAGCGGGGCAACTCTACCTAAGGTGCTCGGATTCATCAGACCCAAAGACTCGCGACATTGTAATCCGCTATAAGTTCTTCTTCTCATCTTCTGGGCATAACATCCCCTTTGATGTCTCGACTGGCCGGCATACCCACTGGGAAGGTCGCCTTTCTGGCATTGGCGCTCTTAAGCAATCCCTTGATGAGGAAAATACTGGCGTTGTTGTTGAGTCATCAAGCTCTGTTACCCTAATAAATAGTGACGGATTTTTCGATGAGATATTCGACACCCTTGTATGGGAAAACCAGGCTTGCGAATTTTGGTCATGGATTACATCAACGCCCGTCAGCGAAGCTAAAAAGCTTTTCTCTGGAATTGTATCCGAGAAATCATTTAGCCCAGACTCGGTTAGCTTTCGTCTTAATGACTTCACCTTTCGCCTAAGGGATAAAGTTAATCTTGAATTTTTCTCATCCTTAGATGGGAGTCTTTCAGATTCAGACCTTAATAAGCCCAAGCGCCGAGTGTATGGCCGCGTTAAGAAGATGGCCTGCGTTGGTGTTGATAAAATCCTAGAGGGCTACGCTGGAGCGGGTAGCGTTATCGGGAATGCTGGCGAAGCATTCATAACATTTAGCACATCACAGCTTGGCGCACTTTT